CTCCGGGCCGACCTCGCCGCCGAATTCGGATGGGGACCGTCCGAGCTGAAGGCGCTGACGGTTCCGGAACTGATCGATTGGCACCGCCAGGCGGTGCGCCTGGCCAAGGCCCGCGCGGGCCTGGGTAAAAGATTGCGAGGATAAGAGCATGGGCGGGACCATCGACGGCGCGGCAAATTCAATCAACCAGCTGGATGCGGCGATCACGCGCGTGACCGATCTGCTGGACGGCCTTGGCCGCAACGACGGTCTCGCCCGCTTCGCCAAAGCGGCCGAACAAGTTGCAAGTAGTTTCGCGAAGGCGGAGGAGAAGCCGAAGTCGTTTTTCCAGAGGCTGACGGCGTTCGGTGAAAAAGCGGCGAAAGTCGGGGAGGAGGCGACAAAATTCACCAAACCCATGATGGATTTGGGACGCTCCGCCTTGGAGGGCGCTGGAGGAATCCAGAAGATGACTTTCGGGCTTTCCCGCCTTTTGAAGCCCGGGGAAGACGCGAAGAGCCTTGTCCGTGATCTGACCGATCTATCCATGGGCTCTCCCTTGAATTTGAATGAGTTGGATCAAGGTGCGCGCAGCCTGTTGTCGTTCGGCATTGCGCAGGACAAGGTCGTGGACAGCCTAAAGATGTTGGCCGACATAGGGGCCGGGTCGGAAACATCGCTTGCCGCTCTGTCAGAGCTGTTTGGCGAGGCTAGCGCCAAAGGTACGATTGACTTTGCGGCATTGAAGAAGCTCGAAGACAGCGGCATCCAGATCATCGACGAACTGGCTGCACAGAGCAAAGTATCGCGAGAGGAATTCGAAAAATCCTTCTCGGGACAGGCCATCCCGTTCACCGAGCTGAATCGTGCGTTCACCACCCTAACGGCGAGTGGGGGCAAATATCACGGGATGCTGAGAGCCCAAGGTCAAACCTTGGACGGACTTGTCGGAACCTACAAGAATCTCAAATCCAACGTCATCGCGCAGATCGGCACCATAATTTTGGACAGCCTCGACGCTCAAGGTAAGCTGTCGCTGCTCACGGATTGGCTGCAAGTTGGGGTCCAGCGCCTTAGCGCTTTTGCCGATGAATATCCCGAAGTGGCAAGTGGTATTGTCGTCACGCTCGCAGCACTGGGGTCGGTCGGCCCAGCTGTCACCCAGATGAAAGAGTTCATCGACGGTATCAACAACCTGATGGCGGCCATCTCAATCCTGTCAACCGCCAGTTTGGCGCTTCTGGGAATCGCCGCGGTAGTTGTCGCGCTCGCGGTGCTGGGGTGGCTGATTTACGAAAACTGGGATGCCATTGCTTCGTGGCTCGAACGTCAGTGGGATATGTTGGCGACCAATTGGTCTGATTTTTGGAATGGACTTACCGAAAGCGCGAAGCGCACCTGGAGCGATATTGTCTCCTTCATCAGAGGTTTCGACCTGTCGCAACTTCTCTCGAAAGCCTGGGAAGCTGCCAAATCCCTATGGCAAGAACTCTGGTCAGCACTGCCGGACGATGTGAGAGCGGCACTGGATCGCGTACTGGCATTCATAGCCGGTCTTGGCATTGTCCAAGCGATGCAAAAGGTGATCGGCGGTTATCTCGTCATCTGGGATGGAATCTGGACACTGGTCCCGAACGCGGTAACCGACGCCGTAGAGAAGATATCCGGAATTCTGGCTGAGTTCGGATTATTGGACCTAATTTCCACAATTGCGGATACGGTATCTCAATCCTGGCGAACTCTTTGGAACAGCTTTCCCGATGCGGTAGCCGCTGCCTGGGCTGCTGTCCAAATGATCTTTCAGCAAGCCGATCTCTTCGGTCTGATCCAGACTGCGATTGAGACATTCCTGGCTGTCTGGGACGAAGCCTGGAACCTTATAAAAGCCGCTCTTTCCTCCGCATGGACGGAAATCTCTTCAATCATCGATTCCATCAGCGAAAGCCTAGGCAGAATCAGCTCCTGGTTCGGTGAACTATTCGCCAACTCGGAAGCGTCGGCAACGAGGCCCACCCTAGCCGACCAGCAAGCCGGCAGCGCCCAACACTTCGAAGGGCTGATCGTCCTTCGGCTCGAAGGCAACACGGATGGCGTTTCGGTAAGCAGCATTTCCACATCCAACGGGCTCCAGCTCGCCGTCGAAACGGCGCGCGGCGGACAGGTAATGAGAGGTTGAGATGATGAGACAGGCAAGTTTTCGAAACCAGATCTTCCATATCGCCGGCCGCGACACCGATCACGGCGCCAGGCGGGTGGCAATCCACGAATATCCGCAGCGCGACCGCCGCTATCTGGAGGATCTGGGCGCGGGCGGACTCGGTGTCGATTTCGATGCCTTCCTGATGGGCCCCAAATTGGAAGACAGGGTTAGAAACCTGATCGCGGTCTGCACCATGCCGGGCCCCGGCCGGCTGGTGCATCCCGACCATGGCGAATGGAATGCGGTCTGCACCAAGATCACCGAGAAGCGGGGCACGGAAAAGAACTACGTCACCTTCCAGCTCTCCTTCCAGGCGAGCGACCCGATCCGCTATCCCATCGCCGTCCTTGATCACGCCAAAGCACTGGAACAAAGCGTGATCAAGGCGCGTGTCGTGGTGATCGCCGGCTTCATTCTGGTCATCCGGATCCAGGGCTATCCCGCCTGGGTCACGGGAAGCCTGGCGCGGAATGTCGTGGCACAAATGCAGGCCATCTCCGACGCGCTTTCCGGTCTGAGCGGCGAGGCGGCGGAGACGCTGGCGAAGGTCGGCGACGCAGCCCAGACCCTTGCCGCCGCGCCGGAATTGCTGGCCGAGCGGCTGGGCGAGGCTATAGACGCGGCCGCCGCCGAGGCCATGCAACGACCCGACGGATTCTTCGCCCTGCTGACCCTGGTCGAACAGGCGCTGCACTCCATGGCCCAATCCCTCACCGCCACCCGTCTAGCCGTGGAGCGTAATGCCCGCGCCCTGGCCTTGCTGACCGCCCGGCTGGTCCTGCTTGCCATCGCCCGGCATCTGCCGAAGCTCGTTCTGGATGCGGCGGGCGATGTCCAGTCCGTGATCGACCGCATCGCCGATGCTTTCGACCGGCTGGCAGACATCGCCTCCGATCTGCGGGAAGACCGGGTACTGGCGGAGCTGCGCGCGCTTTGCCAGACGGCCATCCGCCATCTTGCCGCCCGGGCGCCGACGCTGCCGGAACGGATTGCCTTCTCCCTGCGCGAACCGGAACCCGCACTGGTCGTGGCCTATCGCCTGACCGGCGGCATGGATGCAACCGCCGCCCTGGTCCGGCGCAACCGCATCATCCATCCGGGCTTTCTGCCCGCGGCCACCGTTCTGGAACTCGCCTGGCAACGGGGGGTGACGGCATGAGCACGAATATCGTCTCCCTGCTGGTGGACGGGACAGAGCATCGCGGCTGGACCGATGTACGCATCGTGCGGGACATGGAACGGATGGCCGGAAGCTTCGATCTGTCCGTGTCCCATCGCTGGCCGGGCGGTCCCGCCCAGCGCAGCATAGGCCCGGGACAGGCGGTCGAAGTGCGGATCGATGGCGAGGCCGTCGTGACCGGGCATGTTGACCGGATCAGCCCCAGCTATGACGCCTCCAGCCATGGTATCTCCATCTCCGGCCGGGACCGGACGGCCGATCTGGTGGATTGCGCCCCGGCGGAAGGCAGTCCGCGCCAATGGCAGAACAAATCGCTGTCGGAGATCGCCACCAGCCTGGCCGAGCCGTTCGGCATCAAGGTCGAGGTGAGCCCGGATGCCGCGCGCGCCGCCAGCCTGCCCTTCGACAAGGTACAGATCGAAATCGGCGACACGGTGGGAGACACGCTGGAGCGTCTTGCCCGCAGCCGCGCCCTGCGCCTTGAAGCGACAGGCGCAGGCAATGCAAAGCTGGTGCGCGACCCGCAGGGCGTCGCTACCTGCCGCATCGAACGTGGCGTCAACGTGCTGTCGGCCTCCGCCGAAATCGACTGGTCGGAACGCTATGGCGCCTATGTGGTCAAGGCGCAACGACCGGGCAGCACAACCGGCGATCTGGCGGATGTGGCCCAAGTGACCTCGACCGCGCTCGACATCCAGGTCCGGCAAGTGCGGCGCATGGAAATCCTGGCTGAACAGGCGATGGACGGCGCCGCCGCAGCCCAACGCGCCCGCTATGAAGCGACCACCCGCGCCGGCCGGTCCTGCAACGCGACCTATACGCTGCAGGGCTGGCGCGAAGGCGGAACCACCGGGCCACTCTGGACCCCCAACAGGCTGGTCGATATCGCGGATGACTGGCTGGATCTTTCCACCCGCTGCCTGATCTCGCGGGTCACGCTCAGCCTGTCCTCGCGCGGCTCCATCGCCGAGCTTGCCTGCCGTCCCTACGAAAGCGACGAGGAAAGAGAGGCATCATGGATGCGATGAACATCATCCTGGAGCGTTGGCTGCGGCCGATGCGCCGCCGGATCATGCTGCTGGCCGGCCGGTCCGTGCTGCAGGCGGTGGAGGAACGAGCCGGTCTGCAACGGGTGCAGCTCGCCGGCCTGGCCGAAGAACTGCTGGATGACTGCGAGCGCTTCCAGCAATACGGGCTGACCTCCCACCCCCTGCCCGGCGCGGAAGCCGTGCTGGTCTGTCCCGGCGGGGATCGCAGCCATGCCCTGGTGCTGGCGGTGGACGACCGCCGCTACCGCCTGCTCGTCGCACCGGGCGAAGTTGCGCTCTATGACGACAGGGGACAACGCGTACATCTGACACGTACAGGCGTGGAGATCGAGGCCGACACCATCCTGCTGCGATCCGCCGGCGTGATCCGGATCGAGGGGGCGGGGGTCGAGATCCATGGCACCACCTATCGCCAGGACGATGTGGCGGGGCTGGGTTCCCGCCGTACCCATCTGGGCGGCACCGCCTTCAGCGACGACAGCTACACGACGGGCACGACCACAAGCGCGACCGAACATGGTTTCGCTCCGCCGGCCGTACCGTCCGATCATCCGGAGAATGCGTGATGGATGTGCAAATAGCCTTTCAAGACCTGACAACAGGCGGAGATATTCGGCTGGACGGGGCCGATCTGGCCGGCGATTCCACGCTGCGCACGGCGGTGATCCTGTCGCTGTTCAGCGATGCCCGGGCCGGTGCGGATGATCCGCTGCCGGCGGGCGAGAGCGACCCCAGAGGCTGGTGGGGCGATGCACTGGCCGATGCGCCGGGCGATCGCTACGGCTCCCGGCTCTGGCTGCTCTCGCGGGAAAAGCGGACGGAAGAGACGCGGCTGCGTGCCGAAAGCTACGCCAGGGAAGCGCTTGCCTGGCTGCTGGAAGACGGCGTCGCCGCGCGCCTTGCCGTAACCGCGACCTGGACGGGTCCCGCCACGCTGGTGATCGCCATCGAAATCCAGCGGCCGGACGCCATCCCTGAAACCTATCGCTTCGGAACTTTGTGGAAGGGGCTCACCGATGCCGTTTAACACACCGACACTCGCCGATCTGCGTTCCGCCCTGACGGCGGAGCTGGAAGCACGCCTGCCGGGCAGTGATCCGCGGCTGCGGCGCTCCTTCCTTGGGGCCTTGACCGCCGCCGAGGCCGGCGCCGTGGATGGGCTCTACGCCTATCAGCGCTGGATGGCCGACCAGCTGTTTCCCGATACGGCGGAAGCCGCGGAGCTTGCCCGCTGGGCGCTGATCTGGGGCCTGGCCCGCAAGCCGGCCGTGCCGGCCAGGGGCAGCGTTATGCTGTCGGGCACCGACGGCGTCACCATTCCAGCCGGGGTGGAGATGAAGCGGGGCGACGGCCTGTCCTATCGGACGACGGAATCGCGCCTTGTCGCGGACGGGTCCGCAGTGGTCCCGGTTCAGGCCATGGACGCCGGTCCCGGCGGCAACACTGCCGCCGGAAGCGCGCTTTCCCTGGTCACCCCCATCGCGGGCGTCGTCAGTCGCGGAAGTGTCACAGCCGATGGCCTTGCAGGCGGCACGGCGGAGGAAGGGGATGCATCCCTGCGCGCCCGGCTGCTGGCCCGCATCCGCCAGCCGCCGCATGGTGGTGCCGATTTCGACTATCTGACCTGGGCGCTGGATCGCGAAGCGCATGGACAACCCGTGACCCGGGCCTGGGTCTCCCCCCAGGAGTTGGGCCTGGGCACGGTGACCGTGCGCTTCATGGCCGATGGCGCGACCGCTGACGGCATCCCCGACCCGACTATGGTGGCGCTGGTGGCGGCCCATGTGGAGGCAATGCGGCCGGTCACGGCGGAGGTTCTGGTGCTGGCCCCCGAAACCCAACCCATCGCCTTCGAGATCGAAAGCCTTCTGCCCGACACCCCGGCCATTCGCGCGGCGGTGGAGGCCGAACTGCGCGATCTGATCCTGCGCGAGGCGATACCCGGCGGCACGTTGCTGGTCAGCCATGTGCGCGAAGCGATTTCGATTGCGGCCGGGGAAACCGATCATGGCTTGGTCGCGCCCGTCGGCAATGTGACAGTGGGGCCGGGCGAGATTTCCACCTTCGGTTCGATCACCTGGAGCTGAGGATCATGACCGACATCGCCCACCCCACCCCCGAACTCTATGGCCACCAGCTGGGCCAGCTGTTGCCGCATGGCGCGGCATGGCCGAGCGAACCCGGATCGACCCTGGAAGCCCTGCTCAACGGGCTGGGCCGGGGCCTGGCCGACGCGCATGGCCGGACACTGGACCTGCGGGAGGAAGCCGATCCCTTCCGCAGCGTCGAATTGCTGCCCGATTGGGAAAGGGTGGCCGGCCTGCCCGACCCCTGTACGGGCCAGGCAGAAACGGTGGCGGAACGACAGGCACGGCTGGTTGCCCGCCTGGCCGGGCGCGGCGGCCAGTCCCGCGCCTTCTTCATCGCGACGGCCGGCGCGCTTGGCTATGCGATCACGCTGGAAGAACACCGCCCCTTCCACTGCCTGTCGGCATGCGAGGACGGGCTGGACCCTGACCCCTGGCGTTTCGTCTGGATCATACGCGCCCCGGAAGAAACCATCCGCGTCTTGACCAGCGAGGGCGGCTGTAGCGAGCCGCTGCGCAGTTGGGGCAATCAGGCGCTGGAATGCGCCATCCGCCGGGCCGCCCCCGCCCATACCACCCCCTACTTCGCCTATGGAGACTGAACGATGGATCGCATTCAAACCACGACCAAGGCGGCCGATTTGTTCGGCGCCGGCAAGCATGGCTTCCGCAATGGTGACCCTGCGGTGCCGATCCCGGCCACGCATCTGGATGCCGGCTGGTTCAACCAGGTGCAGGAAGAGCTTGCCCATGTGATCGAAAGCACGGGTACCACGCTGGACCCGGAAGACCGCACCCAGCTTGCCACCGCGATCACCGCCATGATTGGCGACGCGTTGCCCGATCTGGCCGGCTATCTGCGCGACAGCGTGAACGCCACCCTGCAGGCGGGCTTCTATGTCACGCCGGCGGTGCTGGCGATCACCGGCGGCACAGTCACGCCCGTGCTGGTGAACCGCAATGTCCAGACGTTGACGGTGGATGAGGCGATCACGCTGGCCAATCCGGCCACCATCCCGCCCGGGGGCATGGCGGTGATCTATGCCGCGCAGGACGAAACCGGCGGGCACGGCATCACCTGGGGATCGGCCTATCGGATCTGCAACGGCAATTGGTCGACCGATCCGGATGCGGTCAACATCCTGTGGCTGACCACGGCCGGCGGCGGCATCATCGATGTCGCCATCGCCCAGCGCGGGGAGGGTTGATCCATGACCCTTCCCTTCCTCTCCTGCCCCGCCTTGGGCGGCTGCGGCGATCCGGGTGATCCGATTGATTTTGCACTACAAGCAGGTGGTGCTGGAGTTTACCTATCGCGCGTGCATGACACCATCAACCGCAAGCAGGCAACCTTTGACTTTGAGGTCCGTCTGCTGGCGCCAGGCACCAACTTGTATGTCTATGCGACACGCTTGGTTGGGAGCCAATACTTCCTGCTGGGATTTTCGGGGGGCGTCCTGCAGGTCGGTTGCACCGACTGGCCGAGCGGCGCATGGGCTACCTCGGAGAGGTTATTTCGCGACCCCGGCGCGTGGTACCACTTCCATGTCGAGATCGACACAACACAGGCCGTCGCGTCTGATCGGGTGCGTGTCTGGGTCAACGGTCAACAGACCGTCATGGGCGGCGCAAGGCCGCCTCTGGACTCCGATCTGTCATGGTACGGTGCAGGGCAGACGCACTATTTGGGCTGGGACGGCTCGGCGAGCACGCCCGGAGGAGCCACATCGCATAACCTTGCACGGCTTTGCTGGCAGGATGCAATTCGCCCTGTGTCGGAGTTCGGGTACTTCAATTCGCACGGCGCCTGGGTACGCCGTCCGCCCCCTTACGGCCTCGGCATGGTGTTGGATTTTGCCGACCCGCTCAATCTAGGAAAGGACGTGTCCGGCAATGGCAATCACTGGACCCCGGTCAATCTCACTGCCGCCAACCAGGTGACGGATACGCCCACACACCCAGAGGTTCTGCTAAACCCAGTTCGCCCCCAGTCCGGAACTCTATCTGGAGGCAACCTGTCTCTCGACGGGTCCACAGCATACGCCGCCCTGGGCCAGTCCGTGATGCGGTTGCCGTATAGCGGCCGATATTACCTGGAGGCCTGGGTCGATAGCTGGACCTCCGCGAGCGAGGCCAATATGTCGGTCGGGCTGATCTCGGCTAACGGCAACGTTGAGGTTGGCTACCTCTCAAGAAACGGTGGGACCTTCCAGATCAATCAGCCTAGCGCCGGAACCCTCGGCAGCGGCGATGCGCCCGCATGGTGGTCCCCTGCCGGAGGGGTCCTGAAGGTCGGCCTCCGGCTCGATCTCGACAACGCGCTGTACGGCACCGTCAGCCCGGCCGGTGTGGCCAGCCCGATAGTGCCGCTTGGCAACCCGCCGCACGGCGGCTGGTATCTGGCGCTGTATGACCGCGCGACGTCGTACCGTGCGGATGGAACTATCAACGTCGGCGGACAGACATTCGCGCACGGGCTGCCGGACGGCTACGACCCGGTCGCGGCCGCGCAGTTGGAATGCCCCGACATCCTGAACCCCGACGACTGGTTCACCATCCGCCGCAAATCGGGCGGTGCCGGTGTTGACGATATGCCCTGGGACCCGACCATACACAAGACGCTGGTGGTTTCGAAGCGGGAGGATACCTCAGCCAGCTGGCAGATGGTGGATACCGTCAGTGGCGCGGGGTTCGCCTGGGAGAGCGATGACGCGGCAGCGGGCGTAGCCGCCGACCCGAACGGCCTGACTGCCTTTACGCCAAACGGTTATACGGTTGGAACATCGACACCTTGGCAAGGCACACGCACGGACGAGATTTACCGCGCTGGCCGTCGGTCGGGCTTCGATATCGTTACCATCAACCATGTGACGGGCTCCGCCAGCACCGTGCTTCATGCCGCTGGCGAAGCAATCGATTATGCCTGGGTGGTCCGCATGGATGCCGGGGCCGACCGGCGCGTCTATCACCGGGGCATGTCAGCGGGGCAGTATCTGCGGCTGAACTCCGTTTCCGGCCCCAGCACGGATGCCGGTTGGTTCACCTCAACTGCCAACGACGTGACGCTCGGCGCCGGTATGCCGTCCGGCACCTATCGCCTCTATGTCTGGCGGGCCGTGCCGCAGTTCAGCGCGTTCCCGACCTATAGCGGGAATGGCGTGGCCGATGGGCCGATGCTGCTGACGGATTTCGCGCCACGCAAGATCGACACCCATCGTCTGGATGGCTCGGGCAACTGGTATTGCCTGCTGCCGCCGGTGGCGGGGGGCAACCCGGCCGGAGTGTTGAGATATTACGAGGTACCCGCTGTCCCGGCCGTTGGTGCCTATGCCGACCTCAACTCCAACGGCACGAAAATCCGCAATAGCGATGGCAGCTGGAACACCAGCGGCAGCAACATCATGGCGGCCATGTGGGCGGCCGCCACTGCCAAATTCGCCCGAGCCCGATAGGAGAAACCACCATGTATGCCATCTACAATCCCCAGGACCTGCGCCTGACCCGTGTCAGCAAAAGCCCGAAGCGGCTGCGTACCGCCGGCGGCCTGCTGCTTGACGATGCGACGACCCTTCCCGTCGCGGAGTTGAAGGCGCTGGGCGTCTTCCCGGTCACCGATCCCGGCCTGCCGGAATTGTCCGGCAAGCGCCTGATCGGCTCCGGCGTGCCCGACCAGTTGGCTTCCGCGACGGAAGATGTCGTCCTCCTCTATCAGGTCGCAGACCTGACGGACGAGGAATTGACCATCGAACTGGAACAGGCGAAGGCAACCGCCCTGCGCGCCATCGATCAGGCGGCCGAGGCGGCCCGCCATGCCTTCATCACGCCCGGCGCGGGACAGGCCATGGCCTATCAGCACAAGCTGGAAGAAGCCCGCGCTTTGCAGGCGGTGCTGGCGGCCCAGGGCGAGCCGGACCCGGCGGCCTATCCGCATCTTGCCGCCGAGATCGGCCTGACCGGGACTGACCTTGCCGTCATTGCCGAGGTGATCCTGTCACGGGCCGCCCTCTGGACCGAGGCTTCGGCCGCTATCGAGGGGATGCGCCTGGGTGCCAAGGCGGCCGTCCATGCCGCGAACAGTCCGGCCGCCGTGCAAGCCGCGGCCGCCGGCATCGCCTGGCCCGTCCCTGCCTGA